ATAACAAATTAATAACAATTATCATTATTTTCAAATTCCTCTATCATTGTTTTTATTTCATTGACACTATACCCATTATTTAATCCTATTTTAAACATTTCTAAAAAAATTTTTTCTTTTTTATTGTATTTCTTACTTAATTTTTTTACTTCTATTAATACCTCTTTGTTATACATACTTTTTTCCTCTCTTTCGTAAATTAATTCATAATTCACTTTTGAAAGGTTGTAATCTTCAGTTATTATAATATTTTTTTCTTTTTTTGTAAATATATTTTTCCTTTCTTTTTGATTTTTTTCTTTAATCTTTTTTAATTCTTTTGTTTTCTTCATAAAACAAATCCTCTCTTTCGTAAATACAATTTGACAATTTACTAAAGAGAGTTTATACTTAAATTACAGTTTTACTCTCTTGAGTAAATTGTTTGTGGAAAAGAGATGTCTTAGATTTGCGGTCCTAGCATCTCTTTTTTCTATATTATATATACTTATTTCTTCATTGTCAAAACCCGTTTTCGACAAAAAAATCTTCTAATCATTGAAAATACTATAAACTTTTTTATACCTCTGATTTTATTCTATTTCTTAATTCGTGCCAATTGATTCCTGTAACGTATTTTAGGCTTTCTGAACATAGTAAATTTTTGGTTTTTGCATATTTATTCCATTCTTTTATTGTTGGATATTCTGAAAAATCTCTTGTTACCTTTTTTAGCTCTTCTATTGTTTCTAAATATTTAATGTGTATTATACTTTCAGTTGGGTATTGCTTTTCTTTTTTATAAAATTCGCTTACTAATTCATCAAATTTTTTACTTATTTTTTTTGTTTCTTTTGAATTTACTCCATATACCTCCACTGCTTTGTCTAGTTTTTTTCTTAATTTTTCGAATCTGCTATTCATTTGTTTTTCTCCTTATTTTTTCTTACGTTTTGTTGATTTTATCATATTCTATTATAGTATACCACGAACTCTTTATGAGATTTTTTAACCAAAAAGAAAAAGCCACAGTATGAACTTGAGGTACAGTTCATATTGGGGCTAATCCATTTTTCTTATAATAATTATAATTATTATAGCATATATTTTTTGTTTTGTGTGTCGAACTGTGTCAGATAGAAAAAGAACTATTGCTAGTTCTCTTCTAATTTATTATTCACTTTCTTTTCAATTACACTTTCTATCTTTTTGTCTAGGTAATCAAATATTTTTTGTTTATTATTTTTTATATAATTTATTCCTGATAATATCATTAAAATCACAATTATTATTCCTGTTGCTTTCCACAAAAAATAATTATCCTGTAATTTACTTTCTCTTTTATTATCGCTTTTATAGAAATTGTGTAAACCAATTAATGTTGTTAATAATAAAAATACTGCAAATGCTATAACAATCATTATATTTAATGTTCCATTCACGTTTTCTATTGCACCAACTGCTGCTGAAACAATACTAAAAGATGCTAAGAAACCTAATAAATTATATACTAAATTATTACTTTTTTCTTCTGATTTATTATATTGTATTTCTAATTGTTTTTGTTTTTCTTGTAAATCTTTTTGTTTTTCCTCTAATATAATTAAATCCTTGTTAATTTTAGAAGAAATTTTGCTTAAAATCTCTATCTCATTTTCAATCTCATATTTTTGTAATGCTAAATTTAAAGAATTGTATTCAAATTGTAATCTATTAAAATTTTTAATATTTGTATTTCCCATTGTATGTACATCTTCAATCATCGAACTTGCTTTATCTAATTCTTCTTTGAGTTCTTTAGCAATACTTTCATCTATTAAATAACTTCTAAACTCTATTAATTTATTTAATTGTTGATTTATATTGGCACCTATTTCTACATCTATCTTTTGTATATTTTCTTTAATACTAATTTCTTGCATCTATAAACTTTTCCTTAAACCATTCTCTAGTTTCTATTTTATCAATATAACTAGCCTTACCATACACAACTCTTTTCCCATTTTCAAGCCATTTTTTATGCCAAGGCGAGTTTATCATATGTGTTAAATTGACCAATGTCTGTGGTGAAGCTTTTCCAAAAACTTTAAATATATAATCTAAAAATTTCTTTTTTTCCTCGCTTATTTGGTTGCCAATATTCTCTTGTTCTTCTGTAAGTGTTATAGGTCTGCCCTCAAATGCTTTATATTCTTTATGTAGAGGAATCGCTACAGGTCCAAACATCCATGCATTAAAATTACATTGATATAAATATGGTATATCTTTGTGTTCACACATATAATATGCTTCAAAAAAGTACATAATTTTTTGCACTTGTAACTGTGTTACTTTTATTCCAGCATTTTTAAAAAGATTTATTAAATAATATGAATCATATACTATATTATTTTCTTCCATAGCAATCCCTCCTATTCTTATTTTTTATATATTATATTACAAGAACATAAAAAATGCAATACTTATTTTCCCCAGTATTTCAGCAAAAATTGACACTTTAAAATCAATTTTAAGGCTTTTATATTTTTAAGGTATGTAATTATATACCTTGATTTTTCAGTAATTTCAGCTATTTTTATAATTTTTTAGTTTTTTTTAAATAATGCTTGACTACAACGTATATACGTAGTATAATAAATACAGCTAAGGAGGTGATACAGTATGAAACAAAAAATAATAAGAGCGATACTAAATACTAAGTTAGCCGCTAAACTAATTGACAAGTACTTAAGTAATCGCTCAATAATTGAAATAGCTAATACTATTTCAAAAGACTAACACTTGAGAGGATAACCTCTCTTGTGTATAAATATTATATTATATTTATTTTAAAAAATCAAGGAGGCTATCATGGAAGGATTTAAAAGAGATTATAAATCTGAATGGGAAAAAGAAAAAGAAACTAAAACATCTAGATTATTAAAAATTGATAAAAAATTAAATAATGATTTTACAGAAAAATTAAAAAAAGATAATATTTCATACTCTCAATTTGTTCATTCTTGTATCTACAAATATTTAAATGGAGAATTAAAATTAAAGTAGAGGTAAATTGAAATTAATCAACTTACCTCTTAATTTTATCTAACTCCACCTGTCCATTTAGCAAATCCTATTTTGTAATTACCTGTCCCAGAAACATTATATCTTACCATTGGTCTTCCATTAAATATTCCAAAACAATCGCATTCTTCATATGGGCTTAAACTTCCTATTACTTTTGTTAAACTTGTATCTGCATATATTATCTCTTTTGTTGAACCGTTTTTATATCTTCTCACTGGTTCATCACTCCCTTCAACTTTTGGTACTGCTACATTAGTTGTAGCTTGTCCAATTTTATTTGCTACGTCATTTTTGAATTTAATCCACTCTTGTTCATTTCTTACATAATAACGTGGACATTCTTTTCCTGTTACATCATAATGTCTTATAATTGCATCTATACCTAGATTATATCTTTTACATATATCTGCACATAACTCTACTAAACTGTTATATGTATTGTCATTAAATTTTCCTTCCCAATCTGGGTGACAATCTTCTATTCCAATTGACTTTCTATTCATTGAATAACTACCACTATGGAAAGCAACTTCATTTTCTGGTATGCATCTTATTATTTCACCATTTAAACCGATTATATAATGAGATGAAGCATATGTCTTATGTGATGTTGCTAAACTTTCAAAATAGTTTCTATTGCCTAATGCAGAGCTTCCTGCATTTCCAACCCAATGAACTACAATTTTTTCAATTTTATTTTGCTTTTCTCCACTTCTTGAATATGGATTTATTGTTAATAGTCTATCTTCTATATTCATTATTCGTTTGCCTCCCCTCTTGTATCTTCTTCTGCAAGTTCCATTGTTTCTACAATTTCATCTTCCATAACTATTCCTCCTTACTATTAATTGCTTTTTGTCCTAACAAATATGTTCCAATAACTCCTTGTACTACTGCAATTACTTGTACTATTTGTATTGCATATGGTATTGTTATTCCATCTACTGCATTTATTCCTGCTACTAATGCACTTACTATTGCTAATATATTTGTTAAGTATTTTGCTATTGTTTTTAATTTTTCCATATTAGTTCACCTCTTACATAAATTTACTTAATCCTAGTGCAAAAGCTATTGCTGTTAATATTATTCCTGTTATAAAAGAAATTACTTTGCCTTTTACTTGTTTCTTTGTTTCTTCATAGTCCTTAATTGGCTTTTCTTCGATTATTTTTAAGCGTTCATTCATTTTGTTTTGTTCTTCTCTAATATGTTTTATTTCTGTTGCTATTTCTTTAACAGCAATTGTTAATTCTCTATTTTCTTTTACTTCTGTTTCTATTTCATTTATTCTTTTTGTATTTGACTTTTCTCGTTCTTCTAAGTGTGCTACTTTTTCAATTAATTCTGTATCTTGCATCTTTACACCTCCTAATCAACATAATAATTTATATAAAATGCAATTTGCCCTTTTTCAAAAGTCTTTTCCGCATCCCAATTAAATAAAAAGACTTCTCCTTTAGTATTAATTTCACAATAAACTGTACTATAGCTTCTCGAATATGGATTAAATCTAATTTGATAAGCTGGTTTGTATTTGTCTGGTAATGTTCCAATTATATTAGTCGCAAATGCTTTTAATGTTACATTTTTTTCTGATACTGCCCTTATAAATACTTGCTTTCCTATCATCTTATAATAACATCCATAATCTTCATTTAAATTTTCCCAATCTTCATCCTCTGCCTTTTCATACCCCTCAGGCACTACATCTCCATCAAAGTCTATGACTGAACCAGCTGGTATGCTATCATTTGCTTTTATTACTAATTCTTTTAATTCTCCGTTTGAGTTTCTTACTTTCATAACTTCCTCCTAATCTGTTGTTTTTGTATATTCCAGTATAATATATAATTTCCATCCACCAGTAGTTTGCCAATCTCCTATGTCCATTCTTAATACTTGTTCATTTTTATTCAGATAAAGTTGTTTATAATTATGGCTTGTGTTTTCAGAATGAACAGAGCCTAATGCATACAAACTTCCTGTTGATGGGTTATATATTGAACCACTATATCTTGTAATAAAATCAATATTTGAATTAGTATCTAATTGATATTGAGTAGTTCCTGCTACTGTATCAATATGATATACTTTTCGATAAATTGTTTTTCCATCAATCCAAGTACCAATAGCTTGCTCTTTTGTCGAATATATATCTTTTGTCATTTCTTCTGTTAATCTCAAACTTGGTGCATTACTTGTTTTATCTTCTACATTTTCTGTATCTACTATTTTTCCTGAAATCGGTATTGTTGTGTTTTTCTTTTTTATTTTCATAACTTCCTCCTACAATTTGCATAATCCTACTACTTTATAAACTGTATTATCATAAAATGTTCCAGCTAGTCCTTCGTTAAACCAATGTATATTTATTCCATAGCCATAATTTTGTGTATTTAATTTATTGTTTACAACACAAGAACCTTTTTGATGTACAACTAATATTGCAGCATAATTTGAAACAGATTTTGATAATATAACAGCATTACCTGCTGAACCTGCAACAACTCCTGTTGAGTCCGAATATAATACTTCTGAATAACCTACACTTGACCTATTAATTAAAGTATTTATTTGCTCTTTGTTGTAAAGTTCTTCATACACTCCATTTGAGTTTCTGACAAATAACTTTTGTTCTATATAATGTTCATATGGTGCTGCTTTTGAACCTGGTTCTATTTGTAAATTACTTATTTCATAATTATAAGTAGTTCCTTTAACAATACCCTCTAATATAAATGTAACAAGATTTACATCATCATTAGGAGTAAATGTAATTTTATTATTTGATGTTTTTACAGTTGCGATGATTGTAGTACCTTTCTTTAATTCTAATTTTAAAGTACTGCCAGCATTATTTCCATATAATGTATATGTTTTGCCTTTTTTTAAATCAATACCTATACTTCCACCATAAGCATAAGTGTCTTCTGCTGTACCTGATATTTTTATTCCTGTATCAGTTGGTGTAAATGTAATTCCATATGTTGTTCTGGATTTTACTTTAGAAATATCTAAGTAGTTCTTCCCTTTTCTAAACCACACCTTTTCACCAGTTGTCGGTTCTTCTGCTCCTACATATACCTCAGCTTTGCCTAGTGTTGAGCCTTCTACAAAGTCGTCTTCTTCTACTATTATCTTTGCTGAACTTGGTGCTTCTTTTTCGTTTCCTACAAATACTTCGTTTGCTTCTATATCTTCCCAGTTAGCATCTCCGTTAGTTTTGCTTTGCTTTGTTAAGACTTGTCCTTTTGTTCCGACCGGTTGGAAGGGCTTGGATGTTTTCTATTTTTTTATTTATTTCTTCCGTGTTTTCATCTATCTTATCCCAATTACCATTTAAGTAATTTTCTATATCAAACTTTTCAGTATTTGTTTCAGGATTATCATGCTTTTTTAATTTTAAATTTTTTGTTTCACTCATTTCTTTGCCTCCTTTTCAAGGACCTCTATTCTTTGTATTAAACTTTGTATTAGTTCATTTCTTTGTTTATCTTTTATTTGTAACTCTTCAATTTGTTCTTGCTGTTCTTGAATTGCCTTACAGCATAAACTTGTAAATGCATAATTATTTACTCCAGTATTATTACTATTGGTTACCTCTTTTGAATAGTTATAACTATCTCCAATTACAAAACCTAAATGTTTTTTATCTGTATCTTTTTCGGATTTAAAATTATATTTATATATATCAATTGTTTTTAAAATATCAACTGCTTTTTTGGAATATCTTTCAATATTTTTCTTTTCTTTTTCAACTGATGTTTCATTTAATGTCTGACATGTAACTGTCCCACATGCAATAGTTCCCACATCTGTTAATATACAAGTCTCATACCACTTTGCTCCATTTCCTATACATAGAGTATTACTACCGGCCGCATTCGCATAAAAACTGATTTTATCTAATATAGAAATTGTAGCGCTTTGTACGGTATTCCCTGGATTTATGCTTAAAAGCAATTTATCTGTTGAACTATCACTAAAAAATATACCTGGCATAGCATCACCATGTATCTTTACATTTCCAGAAATTATTCCTGAATTTATAGCTCCTAATACTAAATTACAACCATCTAATATTAATTCTCCTGTGCATCCTCCAGAATTTTTTTGAGGCATAGTAAAATTTTTTACATACATAATTGGCCAAAATTTATCATCGCTTTTAGTTATAACTCCCCAAGCCATACCATCTTCTATAGATTTATTATAATCTGTTGGTACACTAAAACTTATATAATTCTTTCCATTTACTGTATTTACCCCCATTTTAGAAAATTCAGATGTTCCTCCTTGTTTATAAAAATGCTGACCGTTCTTATCTAATGCCATCATAATATTTTTATTTTTATCTAATATAGCTAAACTAGCATTGTTATTTATTATCATCATTTGAATAAAATCCGATATTTGATTCCAAGCCACTTTTACATGTTCATAATTTTGTTCTATTGCTGTTCCTAGTTTACTTCCATCTACTTTTTTACTTACATCTTGCTTTATTCCATTAATACTTATTTCTTGTTTAGCAATACTTTGTGTATTTTCTGATGTTTCTTCTACAAGCTGTTCTATTTTGCCTTCTGCTTGGTTTATTCTACTTTGGACTAGTCTATTTACAACTTTTTGGCTTTCTTTTTTTACTGTTGTTTCTTCTTTCTGTTTTATTTGAATTTTGCTTGATATTTGTGCTATAAATTTTCCTTCTAATGATATTTCGCCTTGATAAATAACACTTTTTCCATTTATAACTATTCTATCTCCAATATCTATTGCTGGGTCTATTACTGTTTTTCCTTCAAATGTATTTGCTGTCAAGTCTTTTACTTTGTTGTAAATTTTTTTAACTTGATCTTCATCAACAATATACATGTTTTCTTGATTTATCCACAGATTATTCCTTGTGTCATCTCCAAATTTAAAACTTCTTACTCCATCTTCATAAGATATTTTTGAAATCTTAAATTCTTCTCCCCACTTATAT